TGAAGGAAACGACAATGATGACTTTCTCTGAAGTGTTTGGGCGTATTGCCCTGATTCTTGCCCTATTGGTCTTTGTTGAGCAGGTCTTGATGCCATCAGCCAAAGCGGAGACTGTTCAGGTAGTCAGCAAGAAGAAAAGCCTGTTAAAGGCGTGTGTGAGACTTCAAAAACGAAAGGCAAAAAACTATGCAACAGTCTGCGAAAAGCGAGGAATCCATGCCTGAATACAAGACCCAACAACAGGTTTATGACGAAATTAGAAATGACATTCTTGAACAGGTGGCTGTTGAGATTGAGAAGATGCAAGGGTTTGGCAAAGATACTTTGAGTTCGTTTGGCATTTTCATCAGGGGTATGAAGCGATGACACAGGAAGACATCATTATTGCAATGGCGAAAGAGGCTGGTTTATGGCCTGCTGTAACTGACACTTTTCCAAAAGAACTTGAAACCTTTGCCAAACTGATAGCCGCCAAAGAACAAGACCGATGCTGTTCCATTGTTTTTTCTCAGTGTGAAAGTGACAATGTGGCTCAACGGACAGTTGATGCGATAAGGGGTAAAGCATGACACAAGATGAAATCATTGAGATGGCTAGACAGGCTGACATTAAGCATCGAACAAATATTTTTTATTCACAATTTTGTGATGGTGTTTATGCCGATGACCTTGAAGCCTTTGCCAAACTGGTAGCCGCCAAAGAACGTGAGGAATGTGCAAAGGTGTGTGAGGGAATGCCGCTTGAATGGCAGGCCCAGCCTCAATTTGCTCGGATAGAACTATTAACTGCGAGAGATTGCGCCGCCGCAATCAGAGCCAGAGGTGAAGCATGAAATCAGCATTCGATTACAAAGGTCAGTCATCTGTCTGGTTGACAGACACAAAGATGAAGCGGTTTAAACAGGGAGAGGAATATGCCAAGCGAAAACAAGACAAGCGTGGCATCCATGAGCAAAACCAAGTCTTTATCTACTCAAAAGCACTGTCCAACAAAAAATGATTCAGCAAATCAGAACATTCTTTGGTCGCCAAAGAGGTGAAAGCGGCAAGCGCAGAACCGAGGTAAAGATGGGAGTTGCTTGGATTTGCTTGCTTTGCGGAAAAGTGTTCACTAACAAGTCACTTGCAGACATTCATAAATGCACTAGGGAAATCCCCTATATCAATTACGATAATGTCTGACAGAATACACACATTGATAGGTTTTTAACAGGAGTGAATGATGGATTTTGAAAGAGAAAAGTGGATGGCACTGCAAGACCTAAACCCTTCAGATGTTGCAGATGCAGTATGCGATAGTCAGGCTATCGTAGAGGCAATACAGTCAAACGCATGGGCTGATGTTGCAGACATGATTCGATCACGAGTCGAACTCAAAGCTGAAAGACTTGCACAGTTAGCGTGTGATATTCCACTGTCAAAGTGGATTGACAGCGAAGAAGAACTGAATTTGTGGCGTTATTACAGAGCAGAATTGGCTCGTGAAGCCATTGAGTTGAACAAGTCAAAATTGCCTAAAATCAACCCTTACCAGCGAGGCCAGCAATGAAAACTAAGCTGAATCTTGAAAGAATCATTGAGGAGCATTCCAATGAGCAATATTGTGCATTCTGCATTAAACCTCGTAACTCATCATACAAATGCTGTGATGATTCGTTTTTTATCTTATTTCGAGATTTGGACACCTACACTCAGTTTGAAAGAGCGCACGAAATTGCGACAAAAGGCGGCTAGGCGTATGAAAGAGCAACCTAAGACGCAAAGGGTGGTTATGCCATCCAAACTAATCACTGACCCAACATTCGGGTATGTGAACTCAGCCCAGACCAATGTGTCTGAAACTTGGAAAAAGCATTCAACAGGAGTGAAAAATGCTGGATTATTCAACAATCCTAATGCGGATAGAAAGAACGACAAAGAGTCTGGAGCAGAAATGCCTCCACAAAAGATTCGAAGGGTTCAATAGCGATATTTCCCAAATCCACAGCGATCTAACGCTGTTGGCAATGTGGGCGGTCAATCAAGAGGCGATAGATATTTTTAACGATGCGATGGGAGTAAAGTGATGAATAGAGAACAGGTGTTAATAGCAGGTACTTTGCTTGAAAGAAAAGAGTCAATCAATAAGTTATTGTCAACAAATGTCAATAATCACACTGAGAAAAAAGGCAATTTGACATATCTTTCATGGGCGTGGGCATGGGCAGAAGCACTCAAAGCTGATGAAGATGCCACCTACAAAGTTGAAATGTTTGGCGACAAGTGTTACATGGACATAAACGGCACTGCAATGGTGTTTGTCACGGTCACAATGTTCCGCAAACCAGTGACTTGCCAGCTTCCAGTAATGGACTACAAAAACAAAGCAATCCTCAATCCTGACGCATTTGCAGTCAACACTGCCATCATGCGGTGCATGACTAAAGCACTGTCACTGCATGGTTTGGGTCTGTATATCTATGCTGGAGAAGACTTGCCTGAAGGCGAGGGTTCAGACATAGATGTCAACAGCATGATTGACCATTTGGCGGCTATTGAAGCGGCATCCACGATTGAGGAGTTGAAGAATGTTTACACAGTTGCTTATGGTGCTTGCGGTACTGATAAGGCTTGGCAAAAGAAAGTGATTGATGCTAAAGAAAAGCGTAAAGGAGCATTGAAATGAGTGAAGTTGAACAAGGTACACCAGAATGGTTTGCACAGCGTTGTGGAAAAGCTACTGCTTCTCGTATCTCTGACATTGTTGCCAAAACAAAGACAGGTTACAGCGCAAGCAGAGCAAACTACATGGCGCAGTTGGTAGTCGAGCGCATGACCAACCAAGTAGCAGAGTCTTACTCAAATGTAGCAATGGAATGGGGAACAGAAAACGAACCATTTGCCAGAGCCGCATATGAGGTTAAAACAGGCAATACAGTCGATCAGATAGGTGCTATTGACCATCCACGCATTGCCATGTCTGCCGCCTCTCCTGATGGGCTTATTGGTGATGATGGATGCTTAGAGATCAAGTGTCCACACACTTCTACCCATATTGCCACCCTCTTGGGAGAAGAACCAGTTAAGAAATATTACGACCAGATGCAGTGGCAAATGGCGTGTACAGGCAGGAAATGGTGCGATTTTGTGAGTTTCGACCCACGGATGCCATCGCACTTACAACTGTTTGTCAAAAGAATCGAGCGCAATGACTCTTACATTGCAGAACTCGAAAGTGAAGTTGTCCAGTTTCTCAGTGAAGTGGATGACAAGGTTAAAAAACTCAATGAAATCAAGGTGTAAATATGGAACAGCGTGACAATTCAGGTGTACTTTTCAAGAACGACAAGAAAGAAAAAGACAATCACCCAGACTACAAGGGCAACATTCGTGTTGATGGACAGGACTTCTGGCTGTCAGCATGGATTAAAGAGGGTAAGAACGGCAAGTTCATGGGACTAGCAGTCAGCCCTAAAGACGATCAGCCACAGCCTCAAAGCAAGCCTAAAGCTAGGATTGAGGACATGGATTCAGATATTCCGTTTTAATTAAAAAGGGGAGAAAACTCCACATCTTGTATATGTGAGGCTTACAACTCTCCTCGTTAATCATGGTTGTAAGCCGCTTGCAACAGCCAACCACAGGTTGAATATACTGAAGTGGTGACAGTCGGAGAGACGACAATGTAAGTGAACACTAACTTTGATAGGAGTTGATATGACTTTGAGTTTTGAAGAACGAAAGCAAATCTGGTGGGAATGGCATAAGGAAAACCCACAGGTTTGGCAATATTTCGAAAAGTTTGCTCTAGAAGCAGTAGGACTAGGGCGCAAGAAGGTCAGTCACTGGCTGATAATCAACAGAATCAGGTGGGAAGTCACCATAGTCACAACAGGCTCAGACTTCAAGATCAGCAACGATTACATTGCCTTTTACGCAAGACTCTGGCAAGCTAAGTATCCTCAGTACAAGGACTTATTCAACACTAAACAGATGATTGGAGAGCCAAGATGATTGAAAATGTACTTAACATAATTATGCTTTTGGCAATGGGTGGAGCATTACTCATGCTT